TTACATAATATAGAACGACGCGTAAATGCCCTTGATGGTACTCTTAAGATAGAATCTTCCTTGGGTAAAGGTACTGTGATGAGTATAGAAGCTAAAATAGAATAAAAAAACTTAAATGATGATAAAAATAATACAGAAAAAGTTGCTAGTGTTAAAAAAGAACTTAAAGAGTGGGCTTTAGAAAATACTGAGCTTAAAAAACTTACACCATATAACAAAATGATTGAAGCTCTATATAATGACTTGGAAGGTAGTTTATTCTTAGATAAACCAAAGATGCTTATTAAGTTTGTAGATGACGGTACTGATTATGATAAGGTACTTGAATATTACTCTAAAGTGTCTGAGCGTGTCTTGGAAGAAAGAAGAATGACTCTTATTAAGTATGGTATGGGGGATACTGTATATGGATTCAGACTCTATAATTACCTATATCCTAAAGTTAAAGCTTATAAGCTACTTAAGGTCTATAGACATGAGGTAAGAGCCTATAATGCCTATATTGAGGTAGAAAAAGAAGGGGTTACAATAGACTTTGGTTTATTGGGAGAGACCAGAGCTACAATAGAGACTGAGCTTAAAGAAGTTGAAAAAGAACTATACTCATTTGATATAGTTAAAGAAGCTGAAGTAGACAACTTTAACTCAGCTCCACAAAAGGTAAGACTATTCTGTGAGGTGTTAGGTTGGGAGACTAAACACATGACTAAAGGTGGTCAACCACAAGTCAATCAATCCCAGTTAGAGGAATGGTCAAAAGAAGGAAAACATGAAATACTAGATGTTTTGCTTAGATATAATAAGCTTACTAAACAGTTACAATTTGTGAATCTGTGGGAAGAGTTATCACAATATGATGGTAAGCTACATCCAAGCTTTAACATTACTGCTGACACTGGAAGGACTACTTGTAAGAATCCTAACATCCAACAGGTGCCCCAGGAGTCAACACTTAGGAATGTAATTACATGTCCTAAAGGCAGAAAATTCATTGAAGTTGATATGTCACAAGCTGAATTACGTGTAGCTAGTATCTTTTCTGAAGATGAAAACATGATACATGCTTATCAGTCAGGAAGTGACTTGCATCAGAAAACAATGGAATTAATTAAAGGTGGTAAGAAGCCTAAGAACGACCAGGAAGCTAAGAGATGGCGTACTGAAGCCAAATCAGCGAACTTTGGTCTCTTATATGGTATGTCAGCTAAGACTTACCAGGAGTATGCTAAAGGCTATGGTATGGAAATTACTTTAGAAGAAGCTGAAGATATTCGAGATGATTTCTTTAACTCATATCCAAGGCTACTAGACATGCATAAGAAGTTTGTAGACTATGCTAAGAAGTATGGGTATACTTATAGCCCTATTGGTCGTAAACGTTTCTTACCTAACCTTAAGAGCAGAAATTGGAAGGATGTTAGTGAAGCTGAAAGACAAGCTATTAATACCCCTGTCCAAGGTTTTGCAAGTGACCTAGTAATTAGTGCTTTAGCAGATATTCTTGAAGATGAATCACTAGACAAGTCTAAATATAAGATTATTGGTTCAGTACATGATGCCATTCTAGTTGAAGCAGATGAAGATGTTGCTGAAGAGTATGCTAAGAAAGTAAAAGAACACATGGAGAATCCTAGTATTCTTGAAATATGTGATATTGAAATTACAGTACCTCTTGTAGCTGATATTGAAATTGGCTCAGCATGGGGTAAACATGATTTGTTTACTAATGAAGTTTTGTCAGACTTGTTTACAACTACAGATTGTGTTGATGAAATTACAGGTGATGTAAAAGAAGGATTCAAGCTAACAGTTAAGGTGGAAGAAGATGAGTAAGATTAAGTATAATGATTATGTTGAATTTGCAAACGCATTAGAGAATGTGTTTACACAAGTAACAGGAGACTTTACAAGCCCTGTAGTTAGCTATATCTATGATGCTGTAGAATTAATCAATAAAGCTACACCAGGCTTCTTAGAAGGTTACTGTGCTGTCAGTGTCCATGATGCTTATGAAGGAGGTTTACCTGCTCATACAGTTAAGGTATTCTCTCAACTATGTAGCTTTATGTTTGGTGGGGATAGTACTGATGTATTCTACAATAACATCAGAAATGGTGTTGATATGCCTGCTCTTATCATTGGTTGTATCATTCATGACTTTGGTAAGTCATTTGAGTATCTAAATGGTCAACGACATGAGAACTCATTTGTACCTCATACACTGTTTGGTATTCACCTTCTTACTAAACTAGAAGCTGACATCCTTACTAAGTATTCTATGGGTACTTACCTTCGATTGATGGCTATTATTGGTCAACATCATGGAGACTTTGGAGAGAAACCACAGTGTATTGAGTCTTACCTTATTCACTTAGCTGATTACCAAGAAACTAAGCTACAGATTCTTGAAGAAGCTATTGAAAGTGCTAAAGATTATGGTGATGATGTAGTTACATCTAAGTATCTGCCATATAAACTTAATTGTGGAGGTGGTAATATTGACTTTTAGTCTTGGTCAATTAGTCTTGGTTAATAATAAACCAGGAGTAATTACTAACATTGGAAAAGGAGCTTATGCTGTTAATGTTGATGGAACTAATGAATGGTTCAATGAAGAAGATATTATCAGTATGTATCCTAAAGATAGTGTTCAATTATATCAAGGTAACTTGTTAGATGTTGAATTTAAAATTAATCATTACCTAGTTAAAAACAATAATAAATCTATCAAACAAATTACTGCTACTGGAAGTGGTAATGATAGATTAATTGTGGTGGTGTATACCAATTCTTAAGCATAGTGGAAGACCTAAAGGCTCTAAGGATAAACTACCTAGAGTCCGTGGTATAAGCAAAGTAGATAAGTCTCCTGAAGCATATAAGGCTATGAAGAAATACATAGACCTAGAAAAGGAATACAACAAAATCAAGATGCTTAAGAAGGAGTATAGGAATGGTACATCTCAGCAACGATTTTATACAAAGAGGTTAAGACAGATAAGACAAAGACAAGCTGACTTGTATGAAATCATAGCTATGAACCATCTTGCTTATAAACTAGCTGATAAGCTTGGTATTGGTATTACACAGCCCTACAGAAGGTATCTAAGAGCCAAAGGAGAGGGTACTAAATGGAAACACAAGAACAAGTAATATTAGCTCTTGATGTGTCAACTACAAGCTCAGGTTATGCTCTTTATGTTGGTGATAAGCTTACTAAGTATGGTTTTATTAAACCTACTGGTAAGGATTGGTTAGTCAGAGTAAGGAAGATGGCTGACAAAGTAACTGAACTAGATAAAGATTATAGTATTGATACTGTAGTTATTGAGGATACTTTCTTCTTAAAAAACATCAAGACAGTCAAGAAACTGTGTCTAGCACAAGGTATACTGCTTGGACAGTTACCTGAAGCTAATCTTATTCAAGTATTCCCTAATACCTGGAAGAAACACTTTGGACTAGGTAAAGGGAAAGCTACACGAAGTGAACAAAAGCAAACATCAATTTCTGTAGCTGAGACTATGTTCTTAATTGGACATGGTATTAATGATGATGAAGCTGATGCTATCCTACTGGGTAGATATGTATTGGAAACAATGGAAGGGGGTGAATGATGGACTTAAAGGACTTATTCTATTTCATTAGTGCTGTCATTGGTATTCTATGGATTGCCATTGTTACACTATCTTATGTGCTTGGTTTAATTGCCAAAGCTACAGAGAAACGACTTGAACGTATCAAGTCACTAGAAGAAAACTAGAATAAATTACATATAGTTTGATTAGTGCTTGAACAACAATAATTAAACTAACTAAAATACAA